AATTCTTTTGCTCTTGCCCAAAGCTTTGGTTGTTTGATTTCATTATTAGATTCGAGGATTTTTAATTCCTTTTCTCCTTCGATTCTATCTAATACTTTTTTAACTAAAGGACTTGCCATCTTTCTCAGACACTTTTTTATATTTAGGCATTCATAGTTGTCCTAAACACTTTAAAGACTGTAGAATCACTAGAAGTGGGTGTTGCTAACAACCTAACATTACCACTGTCTATATCAGCATCAAAGGTAGCAAGACTAATTCCAGTCTTAATTGTACCATATTCACTAATATAAACATTACCTCCAGCATGAAGTAAATTTATAGAAGTAGTATGATAATCACTTCCTTTTTTGACCTGAACTTGATAAGTTGCAGCAGAATAAGTAGATGAACTGAAAGTGTCTATTGATGCTTGAGCAGTAGAAGTTTTAGTAGCAGTTGCACCTTCTATTCTAACAATATTAGAACCACCTAAATCTATTCCACTTCTAGCAGTAATCAATCCAACAGAATCAATACTAGTTACATCCTCATAAGTTAAAGTTCCACCTACAGATACATCTCCAGTAAATGTAGCATTAACAGCACTTATATTTCCACTAAATGTACCAGTTGTTCCATCTATATTTCCTGTTAAAGGACCACTAAATGCAGATGCAGTTATAATTCCAGTAGTATTAACACTATCTTCTGTTCCTATTCCAGCAGCAGAACCACCTACCCATTTACCAGTAGAAGATTGATATTTAAGAACCTTATCATTAACTTTAGCAGAATCTCTATCTACATCATCTAAGAACTCAAGACGAACTTCTCCACCACCACCTTGAGTATGGACTATGTTCTTTAATACATCTATTTCCTTTCTTAATTTTATAAGTTCAGATTGAGTAGTATCTTCCTTTATTATCTCTTTTCCAGTCTTCTCATTAATAGTATCTAAGATTTTAATTGCGTGATCAGCAGTAGTCTCCTCTGTAGCAATTTCATCAACAGCAGGTTTAACTGGTTTTTCCTTACTCCCAATCTCCTGTTTTATTTCTTCATAATCATCTTTCTTTGCTTTCTTCTTAGTCTTTTTCTTAGGTTCAGAAAAGATAAAATTCTCTTGTAATTCTTTTTTAACACGAGCTGTCTCTACTGCTATATCTTGAAACATACTTTCAAGAGATATTTCACCTATTATTTCTTTTTGCTCTTCTTCTTTTTTCTTCTTTCCTTCTCCTATTAGAGAAAAGAAGTTATCCAGATTTTGATCCATTTTTACCTCCATTCTTTAATAACTTTTGTAATTCAGCAGTAGAACCAACAAATAGTGCATTATTAACTGTGGTAGGACTTTTTGCCTCTTCCTCTTTATTAACGTCTTTGACTTTCTTCTGTAAGTCCATCAACTTATCAGTAGCATCAGAGACACTCTTAATTAACTGACCAGCCACTTCATATGCTCTAGGCATTTCACTTTCTTGAGCAAGTTCAAGAATACCATTAATTGCTTCTTGTCCTTTTTCTATAATGCTATAAAGATTACCACGAGTATACTCGTAGTCCTTTTCCACATCATTCTTTTTTAATCTATCTGGTTTCTCTAATGGAGAAACTTCAGTAGGAGTTATGTCAAGAGTATCTTCCATTATGCTATACTTCCATCAAATCCAAAATCATCACCAAATTCAATAAGAGCATTATCATCAGTTCCTGGATAATTAATACCCTTAACTTGTGCTCCCTTAACGTGATTCTGAACTGTTGTATTATCTTGAGCCCTCTTAACAGTCATCTTATTACCTGTTACAGACTCAACATACATCTCTTCTTGACCAATATATACATACTTATCTGTTTCAATCTTAGTTCCATCATCTACTTCAATAACAGTCTCTAAGAGATCAACATTTTCACCAAGAAGAGTTACCACATCACCAGTGTAATCCTTGGTTGCTCTTCCAGTTACACTATAAGTAACATCCCTAGAAGGAGCAACACCCTTAGCACTGGAACCAGCAACGTATCCAACAGAAACCTTTCTGATAACGTCTCCAGTAACATCTGCAATAGGACCGAATACGTAAGTCTTAGCAGTAAAATCTAAAGTATAAATTAATGCTCTTCTGGTCTCAAAATTTCCTTCATAATCATCTTCCATTTGGATGTTATCTAACTGAATAGGAACATCTCTTAGTTCTTTTAAATTTCCCAAATACTTAATAGGAAGATTATAAGCAGGTTGGAAATATGGTAATATCTGTTCTACAATTTGAAGCATATCATCATTCAACTTTGTCATTATAGACAACTGAATCTTCATATTATAAGGAACAGGAATATAATTTTTATTTACTGTTGCACCATCTGGACTTTGATTTACTATTGTTTGAGTCTGTGTGGATTTTCTTGTTGGATCATATTGAAGTCCTAGAAACTCAAATGACATTCTAGGAAGTGTCATAGAAACAGGCTTATTCAAATCAGCCTCTTGCTGCATTCTCGCAAGAAACTTTTGAGTAGGTCCATAAGATAAAGGGACTTTAACTATAGAAGAATCCCCATGCTTAATTTCTAACCCATTAAATAAAGATCCAAACCCAATAATTACAGATCTAAAGATCTCGTTGTAAAAATACTCAAACATTATTTTATACCATTATACTTACTATTTAACAAAATAAAATTAAGGTATTCCAAAAGGATTCTTTTCAGTGAAATCTAAAATAGAATCTCCTTCTGTTTGGAAGACATCATTTTCAGCAAAAGCATCTACCAAATCATCAGTATTAACTTTTAATATACCATACAAAGCACCAGAATTAGATCCTCTAATTGTCTCTCCAACAACAAACTTCTTATCTACAATAGAAATTTCTAGTGTGTTATTAACTGCATCCCATTCCTTAACTCTTGCAGTTGCTCCAGAGGTCTGACCTGTAATAGTCTCATTAAAGACATAAGAACCAGTTCCAACTCCAACACCTGCTCCAGTTGGTGCTTCAAATGTAACAGTTGGAACCTCAGAGTAACCAACACCAGCATTAGTAATATAAGCAGTTGTAACAACACCAGCAGAGTTAATATAACCAATACCATAAGCAGCAGTGCTACCAACACCAACACTTCCAGGTGCTGATACAGTGAATGTAGGATGTGTAGTATATCCAGATCCACCACCAACAAGTGTTACTACTCCTATTGAACCAAGAGTGGTAATTCCTACTGTACCAGCAGCACCTACACCATATCCAGTAGGATCTTGAATAGTAAGCCAAGGTGCTTCTGTATATCCAGCACCAGCATTAGATATATGAATTGCCGCAATCTTTCCATCAGTTAAACCAGTATCACAATCAGTCCAACTAGTAGAAACAGAAGCAACACCAACAGCATTAGCAGAACCAGCAGGTGAAGAGGATATACCAATCAAAGGTTGTGCTTGATAACCAGCACCCATATTGGTCATATAGATTCTATTAACACCACCAGTAGCAACATAAGATGCTGTAGCAGTAGCAGTGGTAGCAGACCCTATCAAAGTAAGAGTCTGTATATAACCCAACTGTTCTACTTCATCATCAATTGTCTCAACTCCTGTATCAAGAACCTCATCCTCATAACGGAAGAGTTCACATCTAAGTTGATAAACGTAATTCTTTTTAAGTTGATAGAATGGTTGTTCGTGCTCAACATACTTAATTTCAAACAATCTATCTCCTAATGGAAAATAAACTAAATCCCCTTCTTTAGGTCTAGTTGCTAATTCAATATTTGGTATATTCTTGATAAGAGGTTCAATATAAGTCTCATATCTATCTCTAGAAATAACAAGAGTTAAATCATCTACATTCTGAATACCAAATTTTGATAAAAGTGTACCCTGTCCACCATATCCTTCATAACTATCAACATATGCTTCAATAGGATAAGCTGTATCAAATTTAGATTCAATGACCTCTCTAATAATAGTATTTTTTTGAATATATCTTCTAGGAATATAATAAACATCTACTCCATACATCCTCAACTGTTCGTTGATAAGACTTTGGACTAAACTTTGTTCGCTTTTAGATCCTTGTAAGAAATATGGATTAAGTGCCATGTTCTACCTCAAGCAATCATGTCTAGTGGTGGAATCTCATAAGTGCTAATCATTTCATCACGGATTTCGCTGAGTTCTCCTTGAGCATCATCATATATTTGTCTTCCATTTAATTCTACACCTCCAGGAAGTTTTACTCCTTGGAATTTAATTAAATTTTGACCCCACTGCCTTTTAATTAAAGAAGTAAGATATCTCTTTAAAAATACATCATTATAAACTTTAGTATAAGCATCTGGACTCAATCCAAGGTAACAATCTAAAATCAAATAATCACCAGCAGTAACCTCATTCCAATCAATATCCAAATATAATCTATCTTGTCTCATATTAAATCTACATCTAGTATGAGTATTCAGAATGAAATCCATAGTTTCCAAATAACTCATAGCCATTGTATATCCTAACAATTCTGTTCTTCCCCAATAATATATGTCATTCATCATTAACTGATACTTAAAGCTAAACATGTTTCCAGACATGCCCATTGCTTTAGTACTATTAACTTTAAATACCTTTTTAACACCAATTACATTAGCAGGAACTTGTAGAAAATTACTACTTTCATAATATTTAAAATCAGTAGATCCATTACCAGCAATATCTGCTGAAGCAGTCATAGATCCAATTCCAGACCCACCATCTGCCTTTGCTGTTCCTCTATCAATATCTCCTTGAGTTATTTTATACTTTAAAAAATTCTCTGTAACACCATCATAATGTCTTTCTTGATAGAATTGGATAGCATCATCCATCAAGTCTTGTAATTGCTCTTCAGCGACATTAATCTCTAAAACAGGAGCACCCAACTGTCTTAGAGAGTAATCTATTAATTCTTGTCGTGATGCTGGTTGCGCCATGAATATAGTTTACCTTTTACTTATTTATGGAGCGGAAGAAATTCCTCCTTGTACCAATATATCTCCTTCTACCATTCTATAAATTGTAGACCCAGAACTAACTAAAATATCATATACATGTCTTCCTTTCTTCAAACTTCTTGTGGTAGTAGAACCTAAAGATATTTCAAATTCACCACCTGCTGCACTAGTAATTCCTACTGTGAAAGTTGCCCCTACTCCTAATGTTGCTCCAATAGCAACAGATTTAGTCATCTG